CCTGCATAATAAGAAGCACCACCAGACGCACCTCCAGCTATTACTAAAAAATCTATTGGATAAGTAATTGGTTCTAAAGCATCTGTTCCTTCATTAATTCCTGATGTTGCTAACCAACCTTGTGTTGAATCTATATAAACTAATAATACACCTTCTCTTTCGCCTTTTAATTGGAGATTAGCTGTTGCACCTTCTATTTTATTTCCATTAGGAGAAATAGTAATCGCATTTGTATCAAAAGTTCCTGCGTAATCTACTACTGCTACTTGATTACCAGCACTTGGTGTTGCAGGTAAAGTTACTGTGAAAGCAGATGATGTTGTATTACAAAAATATCCTTCTCCAGCAACAGCAGTAAAACCAGAAGTCTTAACTGAAGATTGCCAAGAAATACCAGAAGCAGGAGTTATAAAAGATAATACACCAGAACCATTTGTGCTTAATACTTGTCCGTTTGTTCCGTCAGCAGTAGGTAATGTAAAAGTTAAATCAGCAGATAAAGAAGCTGGTGCTTTTAATGCTATATAGTTAGTTCCATTAGCAGTTGTTTCACGAAAGCGAATTTCTTTTTGATTGTCTATAATTAAATTTACTGTTGATGTAGAAGCTGAATCTGAAAGTGTTAAAACAGTTCCTGTTGCAGTTGTTGATAATCCAGTAATTGATACTGTTGAATCTAACCAATTTACTGTGTTAGCTGAATGGTCAATAGTTGCTAAAGATATATCATCAGCACCATCATAATATTTTAATGTAGGTGTAGTTGCAGAAGTTGTGTCTAACCAAAGTTGTCCTGCGACAGCACCAGTTGGTCTTGATGTTCCTGAATTAGTTGTTTGAATTGCTGATAGTGCGTTATTTAAATCTGTTCTAAATGCAGGGAAACCCTGATTTGCTATGTTATAATCGTGTTGTGCCATATTCTATCTAATATCCTTTAGCTAAATAATCAAAAGTTTTAGTAACTCCTGTGTTGCTACTGTTTTTAAATGCAACATTGAAACCATTAACAGTTTTATTTGAAATTGTAAAGAAATCTCCAGTATTTAATCCTTGTGCTGTTATTCCTACTGCATAAGAATTTGAATAAAAAGGATTAGTAAATACAACATTATAAGTGCCAGTCCCTGAAGTAATATCATTTCCACTAAATATTCTATCTGGCATATCTATACTTACTGATAAAGCACTAATAACTGGAGTAGAAGCTAAATCAAAAGAAGTTAATACTACTCTAAATTTATAATATCTTGCTGTGTAATCACCGACTACAAAGTTTCTAAATGAAGTATAAGTTATATTGTCATTTGATAGTGCAATCTCAATATGTGCATTACAGTTTGCAGGGGTATCACCATCAAAGCTAGAACTTGCATCATCAAAGTTTCCAGTTCTTGCATCAAACAAGTCATCTAAATTATCTGAAGATTGTGTAATAGAAGCAGTAACTCTTGAAGTATAAACTGCACCTATATCTATCGGAGAAGCAAATACATAATTTCCACTAGAATATAAATCAAAAGAAGTAAGACCAGAATCAAAGAATGAAGTACCAGAATCAAAATTGCCAGTTGCACTATCAAATAATTCTGAAGAATCTAATCTTAAAGTTCCGTCAGATACTAAGGTTTGAAATTTAGTTCCTGAGAATGTAGGTGATTCAGTTTGTGTAGCAACAGCATTAAAGTTTCCGATTGTGCTTATGTTAGTAGCAATAATTGTTTCATTAGCAGATAAGTTGCCAGATTTATCAACTGCTTTAATTAAATAAGAACCTACTCTTGCAGGTACAGTAATACTGGTTGCTGGTCTTGCAACTTTTTCAACTAAAGAAACTGAGTTAGCCCAAGAAGCACCACTTGTTTGTGTTGAATATCTTATTTGATAATAAGCTAAATCTAAATCAGGTATTTGTGTCCAAGATAAATGAGCATCACTTCCAATAATATTACAAGAAAAATCTTCAACATCAGCAGGTGAAGCAATACCACCAATAATAGTTCTTGATGCAGAAGTGTATGTAGAAGAAACTCCTAATGTGTTAAATGCTTTTACTCTAACATTATAAAGAGAACCATCTATTACGTTTAATATTCTTTGAGTTAAACCTTTTCCTTGTGCATGAATAATGTAATCGGTATCTGTACTTAGTTTATATTCAACTTGATAGAAGTCCACAAAGTTATCTAATGAAGCACCAATAGTTACATCTAAAGCAGTTATGACTACTCCGTCTGAATATTCTATTAATTGATCGTCAAGAGTTACTGAAACTGGTGCAGTAACAGAAAATGGATTAGGTAATACTGTATCAGCTATTATTGGTGCTTCTAATTTATTTTCGTAATCGTAAAACGAATCTTGGTGTTCTTCAATTCCTAAAGTTACTGTTGAATCTGAATTGATAGCTAAAGACATAACTCTAAATGGCTTAACACTAAATCCTGCTGTGTCATAAGTAGCTGTTACTATATCTCCAATAGATAAATTAAGTCCTTCTGAAGTTACTGTTACTTCTGCTTTTAAATTGTTTCTTGATCTCTTTAATATGTTCTCGCAAATTTCTTCTGCTTGATATGGAGAAGTTACTTGCAACATATCAAAACTTCTCTCTAATAAAGTTTCATTATCTTCTGTAAGCATTGTTGCGAGTCTATCTGCTGAATCTAAGTGTGCGTCATCAAATGGTGGATAAGAAACTGTATCTGATTGATAATCTTTATCTGGGTTTGTATATGTACCAACTACACGATTATACTTTTCTGATTTGCTTTCACCTTGTAATTTAACTTCACTAACAACATTATCTTTAGTTAATAATAATTGTGATGCACCTGAACCTTCAATAATAATTTTGTATTTACCTTGTGTATAATTAAAGATTGCTCTCATAGGAACTAAGAGTTCTCTTACATTCTCTAATACTTTTTTCTCACTATCTAATACTGCATTTGTTTCAAATAAGTTAATTGTACTTGCACCTGAATATGGAGTTACTTGTGTGTCGCAAGTATTTGCAGAAGTCTTAAATGAATCATAGTTAGTTTCAAAAGAATCATTAGGTAATCCTTTTCCATATCTAGTGTTTCTTAAATAATCTAAAAGAATTAATGATGAGTTTGCAGAATAAGCCCAAGTAGAAGCTGTGTCTTGTCTATGAGAACCAGAACCACCTTTAGTTGTGTCTAATCTGGGGTCATAAATCTTTTTACCTCTTAAAGTTACTCTAACTTCTGGTAGTCCATTAAAAGCATCTTGATTCCATTTAAACCTTAAAGCAACATAAGCAAGACCAGATAGTTTATGATTTGATGTCCAGTTAGTTGTTTCGTCAAGTAAAGAAGAAGCTGATTGATTATCTAATCCAAAAAATGGTTGAATAGATATTAAAGATTCTCCTTTATAAAAATTAGTGTCAGAACTATTTACTGTTCTTACTGTTCCGTCAGTTAATGAACCACTCCAAGTTACTAGTTTATCATCAACGTAAACTTCATCTATTGCTGTAATTCCCCCACCACCACCTTCGCTAAGAATTCCAGCGACATAAAGATATTCATTAGCTGAACCAGAACTTTCAACAAATACTCTAGTTAATCCTACTTGTCTTTTTCCATAAACAATAGGAATAGCATTGTTGTTAGAGTCTTTACTTACAGTTACTCCTTTAGCTTCGTCTTGTGAACTTTGTCTAGGTGCTTTTGGTTTTGGAGAAATTAAATAACTTATAGCAGTAGTTATAACAAACTGAATTATTGCTGATACTATTGCACCTTTAACCATTAAACGTGAAACTCCCTCTTAAATTTTTCAGACTTCCTATAAATATTAAAGTTATTATCTTCTCTAACCCATTTAACTGATTCATTAACTTCAATCTTATCTCTAAAATAATTCCTAACCCATTTCATAATTTGCAAACAATTACTCTTTGCTAATACATTCATTACCCAAATATTATTTCCACAGTTCCACTCGTTATCTTTTAATTTTTTAGTAAATAAAAATCTTTGTTCAACATTATCACTTAGGTATGCCCAATTAGTAAAACCTACATCTTGATTGCCAATTCTGTGTATTTGATATTGGTCTAAGTTTATTGATGGAGTAATTGCTTTAACTAATTCTGCATAACTAAATTTATCGTATTTAGGAAACTGTCTAAATAAATGTATTGTTCTATATAGATCATTCATTATGCAGAACCCCATTTAATTTTTTTAGCTGTCTGACTTGCATACTCCATGCCTTTGTCATTTGGGAAAAATAGTTTCTGTGAGTTCTCAGCAGTTCTTCTTCCTGAAATCTTTTCAAAATCTGCCCAATGTGAAGCTATAATAATATTTACAGATGAAGTAGTTGCATCTTCTTCTAAAGTAAAACTAGATATTCTTCCGTCAAATAAAAGAAATGGGTCAGCTATTAATGCCTGACTATCATCTAAGAAACCTCTATAAACTTTTGCAGGTTTATTCATGTAATTATTATTAAGTAACAAAGAAATTATTGTAGTATCTGCACCTGAGAATTTAAGTGATAATGTATTTACTGCAACATCAGCATTTTCTTGAACTTCTGAACTTCCTAAGAATAAAGATGAAGCTGTATAAGTATTTCCATCATAACTTAAATTTTTATAATGATCTGTGTAATAAGTTCCAGTACTAATACCTAAGTAAACAAGTTCAACTGGATTAAGTTTATTAGTTGCTATCTCGGCTATTACTCCAGCACTTAATGATCTTGTCATTACAATACCTCTATAAGATCAATTTCGTATTGGAAATAATTTTCTGTGCTTATATTAAATTCTTGAATATCTCCAGTTAGTCCAACTGTAAAATCTACATTAGAATAAATTAGAACTGCGTTGTCAGCTACGTTTGCTCTTAATGGTGGTTCAAATGTTAATGTTCCTTGACCAGAACCATTAGATGATACATCTGCCATAACCATATAGACTTTTGCTTGTCCAGTAAATCTAAAATAATCTCCAGCTTTAAAAACTCCTGATGTGCTGTTAGCCATTCCATCTATTGCAACAGAAGTAACTCCTGCACTAATAGCACCATTGACAGATATAACTCCTGAAGCAACTCCAAGAGCATCATCTATTGTTGGTGGAACATATTGGAATGATTCCATTTGTGATCTTTGTTTCATAACAAAAGCATTTATAGGTGCAAACTCAGTTCTTGTCATAACTGGAAATCTTAGTCTTAATCTAAATCTTTGTCCGTCTATTTGTCTAGCTTGTCGTCTGCCAGAAGCAGTTGTTGTAACAATAGTATTCTGGTTAGAACTTATAGCTACATCTCTAGGTGCTGGGCTTGAAGGGAATGTTCCACTCATACTATATTAGATTTTCCTTTTTGATTAGCACCCTGATTAACTAAGTTAATTATAGTTGCTCTATTATCAATTAATAATTCTTTAATACCTCTAACATCATTTGCCTGAATATTAAATGTTATATTACTTGCTGAACCCATATCGTGATTAGGTACAATAGTTCCATTTGTTGAAGGCACAAATAATTCTCTACCTCGTTCTCCAACTGTTACTGGTTGTCCAGCAGATACAGAACCACCTTCTGCAAAAAAAGAACCAACTACA